CCAGTTATGCTGATTTAAAAAGAATATCTCATTCGATCCCATTGGACCACGTTCTGCGATTGTCTTGGTAGCTGCGCCTGGCATAATGATATCATCATCATAATCCATATTCCCAAAACTAGCAAAGTAGCCGGTGACAGTCATCCTTTCAGAATCCATGTCCTTAATTTCGGCTTTAAAGTTTTTATATTCTAATAATCCTTTCATGATTAAAAAATTTATGTAAATATACTTTTATTCATTATCAATTTCATTTAATTTTCTAATTGCCCATTCAACACCTGCCGTTCCGCCCCATGCATCCCACATTAAACCACCGCACCCCTCTGTATATGGAACATCTGCATGTTGTTGATGTCTTTTAAATGATGCCATTCTAGCAATCGTATCTCTTGACAAAGGTTCTCTATTAGCTAACTGCCTTGCTCTAGCTTTGCCAACTGGTGTACCACATTCGCCCCAACCGTTTTCTTCTGCCCATTTTAAGGCTCTTTTTGCGTTATTAGTTGCAGCCTGTGGGTAGTCAGTATATGTTTTAGCTTTCTTTAGATAAGCAGGAGTTCTCGGTTTTAGTATCGGCAATCCATCTGCATCCTTTACGGCTTCGGTAGCCATTACGCAACGGCAATTTACAACCTCCGCAGCTAACTGACTACGCGGAGTCCCTAAAGGATCTCCAGGATACATCATTTCAACAATTGCATTAGTTTTAGGATTTCTAAGCGTAAAAGGCTGATTTATGGCTATTCTATCTTGCGTCATTAGCAAATGACTTCGCCTTGTGCGCTTATCCTTTGTGTTAATCCAAAACTTTTGCACCTCATAATCGGAACTCTCAGCACCCATGTTAATTCCAAAGTTTGCCGCAGTTGTAGATTCAGTCCTGGCAATAACTAATGACCTTGCCCGATTAAATGCAGGATCGTTTAATGATTCCTCAAATAGCTTTGCCTGTTCTCTTCTGGACAAATTTTGTCCTAAAATATTAGCTAATAAGTTATTAATAATATCTCTAGTTGTATTATCAATGCCTGTTACTTTAGTGCCTCCAATTAGCCTAAAATAGTTAACCATCTCCTCATACCATGCAGCATTAAAGAAATCTATAATAAAATCCTTTTTTGTTTTAGGTACTGAGTTACGAATCCAATCGTAAGAGAATGTCGCAGCAGATACGCCAACCTTTGTATAAATCTTTTCTAATCCGGAATACAAAGGTTTTTGCTGAACTAGGAACTGAATATACAATTCAATGTTGTCAAAGTTATCCTCATTCACAAAATCAGCAACTGCGCCTGTCTGATCGTCTAATGCCTTCTTGATAATAGGATAAGCATAAGCCTCATACTCTTTATGCAGCTTTAAATATGTTTTATGATATTTAACACTACTTGCCATTTATGGTTGCATTGTTATACGCCTGATCTAAAGACAATTCCTCAATAGGTACTAAGTTAGCAGGTACGTAAATATTCTGCATCTCTGGAGTGCTTAACTTATCATAACCCTGAGCAATACGTTTCTCATCTGGAGTAATCCAATAGGAGTTAGCCAACCATGTTGTTAACTTTGCCATATCCTCTTGCATCTCCGGATAACTACTAAAATCAAAATCAAAATAGTATTTCTTTCCGTAGGCTTTGGCATATGGTTCGCAGACAAACTTATTAATGGCATCCCTAATCTTGCGAGATAGTGGAGCAGTTGCGTTATAAATTAACTGCTTAGAGGCCCATCCCATGTTATTGTCCGTTGATGCGGCCTCGCTACCTGAGAACTGAATAGGAACGTGAAACGCTGCATATATCTTTTTAGTGTCAATATTTAGCGATTCGATTAGTTGCAAATCAGTTGATGGCATTCCTATTTGTGTCCATTTCAATGGGCCTGAACTCGGGAATATCCTGTCCATTAAAGTCTCGCCACGCTTTGCTTCAACAAACTTTTCTTTCAGCACATTCATTTGATCTTTTGTCAAACTTGCACCAGGTCCATCTGGTGAAATAAAACCATAAGCGCCGCCATTGCGTATTTGCTTTAATAATTCACTATCACCTTCATTCTCTTTTAATACGTTCCGATAAATAGCTTTGATTGGTGATTGTCCGTATAACTGCGCACCGGTTAGCGTAAAGTCTGGATTAAAGGATTTAAAATGCACAACCTGATTTGCCGGTATTGGAACTTCGGTCATGTAAACCGAGCGCATTTGATAACCTTTAATTGGCTCAAACATTCCGCCAGAGATAATCTCAATAAACTGGCTAGGCAAAGAATATAACTGCGACCAAATTTGTTTCTCGGTCATTTCAGGATTTTTACCATTCCCAAATATGTAACCATCGCCTGTACATAGAAAGAACCCAGCTAGATCAGTCATCCATTCCTCATAAGTTTGCTGAGGATTAGGCTTGGCTAGTAAGTCAAGAATAGGATTGCTTTCTACTTGGTTGAACATCTGCTCTTTTAGTTGCAAGGTGCGCATCTTAGCAGCCGGGCCCTCAGCTAAAGACATATTCTCATAAACCTTTAAATGCTTTTTAGTAACGCCATCTTTAACCTCATAAAGCCCATAAGCGCACTCTGCTATTTTCTTACTGATTATATCAATGCAAGTATAGATGTCAGCGTTTTTCTTAAATCCCTCCTCAACAAACTTTACCTTGTCCTCAAAATCAACTATCACCTGATTATTACCTATCCAGCCGAATACGTTCTGATTATACAGGTTAGCAGTAATTTGTTGCTGAATTCCTGGCATTAAAGCCTCTAGCTGAGTGGTAGCTGCCTTCTCTATATCAGCTTTGAATATTTTAGAAAATACGCCCATTTTAGTTCCAATCAAATGAATATTCTTGTTTAATTTTAGATGCTAACTTATTTAATGCCACATAACGCAACGGATCAATGAGGTGATTATAAGCATCTATCGGCTCATTAAGCATCCTGCCTGTTTTATCTTTTTTCCAAATATAGCTAAATAATTCCTTTTTAAAATTATGGCTATTTGCGGTAACATTTATTTTATATCTTTTAAGAATGTCAATGCCTTGCTTGATACTGTCTGGGCCTTTCATTGCGCCATGAATGTTAAAACCTTCAGCATAGATTTCTTGTATAGATTTAGGCTCTGCGCTATCCGCAATAATCTCCTGATCCTCCGTTACTCCAAATTCTCGCAGCTTCCTGCATATATCCATATTAGTGAGCCTGGTCTCATAGCACATCTCATTTACCCATAATTCACCGCCTGATTTATAAACTTCTATTATTCCGGTTGGATCATTAGTAAAACCAAAGTCAATGCCATAGCTAATTAGTTCCGCATCCTCTGGGATCCGTTCACAAATGGCCCAGTTCCTAAAGATAACGCCCTCAATCTTACCAGTCAAACCTCTGGCATATACTCGCCATAGTTCTAAGTCTAAGTCTTTAATCGCTTCGATTCTATCATGATCCTCCTGAGATATAAATGGATTATGCCTATGATCTGAGATAATTAGCTTTGTATCTAGCTGACCAATTAATTTAGTATGCGCCCAGAACTCATTGGTAGGGTTGTAGTCAATGTAGATTTGGTTCTTAGTTCTAATGGCTAACTGCCAATAGATCTGGTAGCTTATACCATTAGCCTCATTTACAAATAAATAGTCACGCTTGCCATTCTTAGCTGACTGTTCATTCTCAAAAGAAACAAATTCAATTAGACTGCCATTCTTAAAATAGATAATCCGTTCAGTCCTATTCCAGAATTTTAACTGCGATTGTAAATATTTGTTATCTGCAAAGATATTCTCCGCATCCCGGTACGCACCCTTGCGCAAGTTAGGCAATGATTCACCGGCAACTGTGATGACTGACCTTTGCTCTGTGACTGCTTTATAAAATAGCAGTTGCATAATTGAGTAGGTCTTACTCGAAGATGTGCCGCCTTGATTGATTAATACTTTCTCTTTAGCGTTATAATTCTCATAAAAGACTGGAGAGGATTTAAACATTATCTATCTCATTTTCATTATTGGCTAAAGGCGGAGCAGTATTGTAAATGACTGGAGCAGGGATGCTTAACAATAAATCGCCATCCACCGAAACCTCTTGCTTTGGTTTGCTCCATCTGTATTCCATAAACATTTTAAGCGCTGCCATATCGCCTTCTTCTAATTTATCATTTAGTAATTTTAACGCCAGATCATCCATAGGTGATAATCTTGCAATTAATGCTATCTCATCTGATTTAGGTGGTCTGCCTCCATTATTACCTATCTTGCCAGTATTATTTTTTCTACCATCTGCCATACAAATTTTTTAGTTTAAATCAGTTAACTAATTATTCAATTCAAAGTTACAAAAATCTGATAACTTCCTAATTTTTGTAAATGGATCATTTAAACAACCTTATCAAGTCCTGAATGTCATCCATTGTTTTGGCGTTAGTAGTAATCCATTCATCGCAAAATAATAATAAGATATCAACATTATTATTTCCATAGAAATTAATACTAAATTTTTCATCGTGATAGGTGTAATCATTAAGTACTCCATCTTCTGGATAAGATGTATCTACAAATCCCATCTTAATTAATACTTCTGGTGT